ATTATTTGTCTTTTAAGAATGATGTTCCAAGCGATCATGATCTATTCGATATTGAAGATGATTATAAAATTAAAACGTATGATGGAAAATCTTGGTATCCAAGTAAATTTAAGTTATTACTTTTATTTTCTTTTATATTGAGTGTTTATTTGAATTTCAAATATCCTATGTCTTATTTATTAACTTGTTTGGACAGAGATTGTGTGGAAGTTACAGTAACTTCATATTACTTGGTGAATTATTTTTGTATGTTTGGAATGGTTATTTTAATGACTATAGAAAACATAAAGAGACCCCAATTAGTAGTATATACTTTCATTTTGTTAGTTATCTTTAATATTTACTATCATTTATTATCTTTTGTACTTATGGTTAGTTTTTTTTCAAAACCTCTCATGGTTTTGACGAATAAATTGATGCATGCTATTAATGGTAATATTTTTTCTTCTATGATGCCAATATATGTTCATGTATCAGTATTGATGATACATACCTTTTTTTTAAATGTTAATAGAGGGTATTTTTCTATTCATACTGTTTTGCGAGTTGATAGATTATGTAAATTTTTCTACAGTTATTTTGGAGTAATGAACTTAATTTACCACGTTCTGACGGGTGAAGATGTAGATCATGATATTTCTATTTTTGGAACAGTATTTACTTTGACAAAGAAAATGCAAAGAGTGATTTATTATATAGTTATAGTTCAAAACTTGGGAATTTACGGTCATTCTATTACGATTGGGAACTTTTTGATTAAACTACCGATTAGATTGACTAATGCTGTAATGCATGCTTTGAATGGAAATATTGTTTCTAAATCCAGTTTTAAACCTTGGAATCTTACCAATAAAGGTATGCATTCTGTTAATGGTAATAATTATAGCGAATTTGAGCGAGATCATAATGTAGCTCAAGATTGCTTATATGAACCACAAGGTTTTGATGTAACTCATAATTTGAAATGGGAAGCGGGAGATAGGATAATAAATGGTATCAGTAGTATTTTTGGAAGTGAACCTAAGAAAGCGAGAACAATTAGTGATTCTTTTCTTACTTGTGATGAGCAGGAAATTGATTATTTAGATTTTTTGAAGAGTAAATATACTTTAATTTTGTTCTTGGTAACAACGATAATGTTGTATTTGGCTTGTTCTAATTCAACTACCAGATCTCTACTATTTGTGAGTTTGGGATTCTGTGTTACTTATACTACTTTTGTAGAACCTTTTGAAGGATTACATAATTTAGAGTTGCATGAGTTGTGGTCTGTTTTGGAAAAACAACCTGATGTTGATATGGAGATAGTTCCGCAAGGTTTTGGAATAGATTTGAGAAGTTTCTCAACAGTTTTGTTAGCCAGTGTATCTATTTTAGCAGGATTTAAAGCAAAAAAATCTATTATAGAAGGATTGCTTAATGCTACTAAGATTTCTGAAAATCAAACTTCGAATATTTCTGTTTTATTATTGAAGATGACGAGTTGCATTCATGATTATCTGACTTCTATTTCTCAAGACGGTTTGGCTAAATATTTCTATATTGATGAAATCGACGATGAAAGAGTTTCACAATATCAAAAGAAAGTTTTTTCTTTTGTTTCTAGTTTTAATTCTGGTATCCCTGAAAGTATGATTTATTGTTCAGATGTGTATAAAACTTTGTACGATGAAGGTAGACAATTGAGTGGAGCTTTAGACAAAAAATCTTTCGATCATAAGGTTGTGATGGATTGTAACACCAAGTTGCAGCAGATTCATCAAAAAATCTTAGATACTAAAGTTAGTTTAAATGGTGAAAGGGTTGAACCCGTAGGAATTATTTTTAAAGGAGCTCCGGCTACAATGAAAGGTGTATTAACCAAAAGAGTAGCTAAAGTTCTAGCTCTTGCCACAATCCCAGAAGAATGGAAACCTGCTTACGAAGAAAGCAGTAAAGATTTTTTTGGAATTGTACCGAAAGATCAATTTTGGGATAGTTATTCAAACAAAAACTGGATTATCTTTTTTGATGATATTTTTCAGAGAAGAGATGCCGTAGCTGAT